CCTTACCTGCTTTCTCCTTGACAGCGGTAATTAGACCGGTTGTAAAATTTGACTTTTCTGCCTGTGGTAATGAAGGGGTTTGCTCTTCGCCTCCTAGGAAGTCCCCTAACCACATTAACCCTTGTACTATGAAACCGCCACCTGGTATAATGCTTATGATACCTTTAGCCATGTCAATGAGACCATTTCCCCATTGTCCAGATTTGAAAGAATTGATAGCGTCAAAGAAGTATAAGCATGAACCTATAATAGGGAACATACGCAAATTACTCATCATAAATCCTTTAAACTTATCCTTAATAGATTGCCATGTACCTGTATCCTTCTTTGGCTCAATAGGCTCAGCTTCTTTAGAATTAAATAAACCTGTTAACCATTCAATACCTTTAGTTACACCAATAACGAGTCCTTCACCGCCTATAAATCCAAGAAGAGCTTTTCCGAAAGTGGTAAAGCCTTTTGTCCAGTTACCGGCGAGTAGGTGTTTTCCGGCATCCCATAGATACATAATACCGCTTGTAAGAGGGAGCCATTTAATAGCTTTCATGAGGAATCCCCCGACGTTTTTCTTAATACCTTCCCAGAAGCCGCCTTTCCCGCCCTCTTTAACCTCTTTCGTTTTTTCCTTTTTTGCCATATGTAGATCATAGAATAATAATCCACCGTCTATTAATATAGACACGATATTACCTGCACCAGGAATTAAATTTGCAATACCCGAAATCGCTTCAAATATAGCTGGTATATACTCTCCTTTTTTCCAGCGACTATATGCAAAGCCAAAGCTAACAATTGATCCTATAAATGGAAGGAATTTTAATACTTTCAGTATTCTACCTCCGAATTTAGCTACAAGTCCACCTAGCATTTTTCCTAATAGTCCAGTACTCTTCCCTATCACCTTAATAGTATTACCTACTTTCTTTAAAAATCCGAGCTTATTTGCTAGCCCGAGTAGTTTCGCAGGAAGTTTAACAAAAAACTGACCTACAGGACCTAAATTATCTTGAAGCCAGTCAGATAGCATCAATACTCCAGCTATAATCAAACCAATCCATCCAAACATCCCGAGTCCACTCTTACCCTTTGATATTTGAGGAATATCACTTTTTTTCTGAGTATTAATAGCAGCTTTAGCTGGTGTGGCTACCTGTGTCTTTCCCTTTTCATCAGGCGTATTTTTCTTCTCTTGATTAAAAAACTCTTGGTGCCATATACGAGCCGCATTAATAGCTCTCGTCTTTTCATTTCCTGTCAGCTGAGGCCTAACTTTATTATCAAGCTTGCCTACGATCTTATCATCATGTTTTGCAGCATCACTATCTCTAGTTGATGAGGAATCCTCACCATTACTCATAATATCGTTAATCTTTTTAAAGGACTTTTCTATTGGACCATCTGCCATTAATAATATTTATATTATCAACTACAAATTTGACATTAATACATCAAATGCCTGGTCAACTTTAATTTCATCAGCTTGCATAACTCTAATTTCATTAGTTTTTGTCCAATGATGAGAGCCGTGATAATCCTCATCAACACACCATACAGGAATTGGCGCATCAGTATGATAATTTGGATATGCGTTAAGTGGTAGCTCAATATCCTCGAGCCATTTATTTTTCAGTTTTTTGAGTAGTTCATCAGAGGATACACTAATACTAACTTCTTCGACTGGAGGTGACCAATTTCCCTTAACGCTTATCATACTTCAAGTATAATATAGCTCATAAATAATGCAAATACAATTTTTAAGTATAAATATTCAATATGGATATTAAACTCACTTCCATAGAGAGCTCGAAGAGAGAAAAGCATGCGCTAGATAGTGGATACCTTTATAAAGATATTCGTTTAGATTTAGCGCAAGGATACTCGTATAATCAACAATTACGTACCAATCAAGGTATAAACGATGTACAAGCAATTTATGATATTGAATCTATTAAGAGTAGCATCGCTAATGCATTCTTAACAACACCTGGACAAAAAATATTAAATCCAGAATTTGGAGTTGACATAAGAAGATATATTTTTGAGCCTGCTGACGATTATGTAGCTCAGCAGATTGAAGAGGATATTAAGGATCGACTACCAACCTGGGAACCTCGAATAGAGTTAACGAAGGTTGATGTTTTGGTTAACGAGGACCAGCAGCAATTTGATATATACATGCAGGTTAATGTACCATCATTAAATATTACAGGAATTACCCTACAGGGTGTATTAAATAGTAACGGATATCAGAACGTATAATTATGACAATAGAAAATAAATTTATAGATTATGAGTTAAATCAAGATAGCTATGCTGCTTTCGACGCTTTAACCTTAAAGGATCTCATTGTAGAGAGGTTATCTGAGAGTGGGCAATTTACAGATCAAGTATATGAAGGTAGTAATATGTCTGCTGTTATTGATATAGTAGCATATTCTTATCATGTACTATTGTTTTATCTAAACAACTCAGCAGCAGAATCTACATTCGACCAGGCGACGCTATATGAAAACATGAATAAAATTGTTAAGTTTATAGGGTATAAGCCAACAGGTACGCAAACTTCTATAGCTTCAATCAATGCGGTTGCTAGCGACGGGCTTGCGATCGGATCATATACAATCAAGAGAAATTCATTCTTTGTAGTTGATGGAATTCAATACACCACTATTAAGGACTATACATTTGATAAGAGTTTAGGTTCAGAAGAGTCTATTCAAGCGTTAAACGACAATATGATTCTGTATCAAGGAACAACAGTTGAATATCCTCAATATACTGCCGAAGGTACAGAATTCGAAATATTAACTATTGTTGACGATAACATCGTAGATTCAACCGACGATAGATTTATCGCTGATAATACTATATCAGTTTATGTAAAGGAGGTAAATGATGAGAAATATTACGAGTATACAGAAGTAGATAATTTATATTTAAGTACAGTAAATAGTAGAGTTTATGAGAGACGACTAAATGAAGATGGTCATTACGAAATTAAATTTGGTAGTGATACTATTGGTAAACGTCTTAATACAGGTGATGTAGTAGCTATATATTACATAAAGAGTGATAATGAAAAGGGAATCATTAGCGCAAATACCATTAATGGAAATAAATTATTCGAATATAAAACAACCAATTTTGGAACTATTTTTGATGATGTATTTACATTAGCTGGGGTAACTACACCTATTAATGCTGATAATAGTAGATTTCTAACATTTAATAATCCTGTAAATTCGACTATTGTAACGGAAGAAGAGACGGTAGATCAAATTAGAAGTAATGCTCCAAAAATCATAGCGTCGCAATTGAGATTAGTTACTGCAGATGATTATATTAACACAATAAATAAAACTGTTCCAAATATAATTAATTCTGTTAAGGTACTAGACAACAATCAATATATGTCTGATTATCTAGCATATTACTATAATCTATGCGCTGATCCATTCAAACAGAATAGAGTATTGTTGAATCAGGTAAATTTCGCTGACGGGTGTGACTTCAATAACATCAATATATTTGTGGTACCGACGTTTACACAACCAGCGAATGATAGTTACCCACCATATGTAAGTACAACACTTAAAAATCTAGTTCTAGATATATTGAACCCTAAAAAATTAATTAGTAACGAAATTGTACCTAGAGATCCTGTATATATTGCATTTACACTAGGATTTACAAATAACGACGTAAATGTTAATGTTAAGGATGTAACTAAACTCAAGATTGTTAGAGATGCGTATCATAAGAGTAGTAAAGCTACATTAAAATCAAGAGTAGCAGGTACGATTACTGAGTTCTTTAAGCCTAGCGAGAATGAACTCGGACAGACAATTAATATAAATACACTAACATCGAAGATTTTAGGTATTGAAGGTATTAGAAGTATTAGTACTGTAAATACAGAGTCTAATATAGAGTTTGATGGAATTTCATTACTATCCTGGAACCCAGCTTTTCCAGATAAAGATATATCAATTATAAACGAGAGTACAAAACTCAGTGATTTTAAATTTCCATACTTATATAATCCTTCCACTATCTTAAATAATATCATAATAGTTGATGAGTAATGTTTTAACAGAATATGCGATTTATGAAATCAAAGACCATACCGGTGCTGATACAGTATCTGCGTATAGTTTAGATATAACGCCTCTTACATTTGTACCTAAATTTAGAGCTGGTATAATAAACGAGAAGATAGTATGGAATTTTGGTGATGGTACTGAATCGCGTGAGTTATCACCTAAAAAAGTATTCGCGGTACCAGGTGTATATACCATCGAGATGTTTGTATTTGATTGTTCTGGTGAAACTCGACTAGCTACATTTAGCGCATCTGTTACTATTACCGATTTTATTAATAATACGTTTGATATTACATCTAATATTGAATCGATCTCAGCTGGGGATATATCTCCAGAGATTGTTGTCAAGTCGTATTCTCCGGCATACCAGCCAATGCAGGACATACTATTTGAAATAGAAAATAGTAATACAGAGAATTATTTTCAGCTCGATCAGCATTCATATACTCATTTAGACCTATACAATACCATTCTAGGTATGCATACATTTCAATATAACCATATTGGAGAATTTGAATACATCGAAATAGATAAGATAACATTTGATACCCCATCAACAATATATGCAAAGATTGTCGATGGTGAAGTTATAGCTACATCAGTCGCAGATAAATATACAGTTGTAGCTGGTACAAGTGCTGAAGAGACTATTTACTATAAAGATGATAAAGTTTCGAGTGGAGTTTCTCTCAGTCTCTCGAAAGATCCGTATACTATCGTTTCTACCGACTCTAATAATATAGCCATAGGAGCTAATACACTATCACAGACACTCTCATGTAAGGTTGTAAATAGTTCTGAGC